ATCTGGCCTGCCATGGGCTGGCTGATCGCCGCCGCTGCATCACTGCTAGCTGTGCTCATCCTTGCGGGCATGGTCTGGCAGTGGTGCCACACTTCTGATTGGCAAGATCGCTATTGGTAGCTCATGGCAGTCCGCAGTAAAACCGGCACCGGCGCTTTGCAGCATCAAACTGGCAAGCCAAAGCTCACGCGCCAAGGAAACGGAAAAAGGTCTAAACCTCGCGGCACTCGCAAGCTTCTGCGTGGGCAAGGTCGATAAACTGCGTAGGTAGCTACTGTCGCCATGGTTGAAATCATTGCCGCAGTGGCTGGTGCGTCCATTTCCGTTGCCGCTATGGGTGCAGCAGGTGCGAACAGGCGGAATGAAGAGGCAAGAAATGCCGTCGTCCGCCTTACCGCAGCGGTTGAACACATTGCCACACAACTGGAGCAGATGCACACCGACATGAAAGAAGCTCAAAGGGAAACGTACGGAAGGTTGAATACGGTTGAACAGCGCGTCAGTAAGCTGGAAGCACGTCCACCATCTTGCTAACGATGGATCCCACTACTCTTGCTAAGCTGGAAGCACGTCCACCATCTTGCTAACGATGGATCCCACTACTCTTGCCACCATTGCAATTCTTGTTGCTGCAGGTTCTGAAATCATTGCGCTGCTGCCGATCAAGGAAAATGCCTGGGTGCAGCTGATCGTAAAGGCGCTGAAAGTTGTATTCCCAAAGAAGTCTGGCTGATCCGCTTTGGTGACAAGGATTGGCGCGATCACCTAAGGCAGTGGGCGCAGGACTATAAGTTCCATGCGACGCTGCCGGCAAAGCTGGATCGCGCCGAAGCGGATTGGCACGCAACGCAACCGCAACAGCAGCAACCTGTAATCACACATCACGCTGTAGACGACACGCTACAAACCGGCGACAGCCGCTTGCTGGGCGGCGCAATGGACATTCGCGCACCTTGGAGCAATGACGGTCAAACTGACTGATCTGTTTAAGTATTACAAGCACAGCACACCGCATCAAATGGCGGCAGTGGCTGAGCTTGAAGCTGAGCTATTAAAGGTTGCGCCTGAAATCTTCAATAGGGACCAGCCTTGGTATAAGACATGGCAAGCTGGCGGCAAGCGCAATAATTATGGCTCAGCCATAAGTCTGATAAAAGACTTTGAGGGCTGCCACCTCAGCGCATATCCCGATCCACTGCACGGCTGGGATGTAGCAACCATCGGCTATGGCACCACGCGTTACGCCGATGGCCGCAAGGTGCAACGCGGTGATCAGATCACAGTGGTTGATGCAAACCAGCTGCTTGACCTTGAGGTAGAGCGCATCGCCGACAAACTGCGCCGCACGGTGCCGTATTGGAATGAAATGCCGGCAAATAAGCAGTCAGCGCTGATCAGCTTCGCCTACAACCTTGGCGCTGATTTCTGCGGTTTGCCGGGCTTTGAAACCATCAGCCGATGCTTGCGTGATCGTGACTGGGCAGCAGTGCCAGCTGCACTTGAGCTGTACCGTAATCCTGGCAGCAACGTTGAAGCCGGCCTACTCCGGCGTCGCAGAGCAGAAGGGAAGCTATGGACTGGTGAGCAGCAGCAAGATCCACTGCGGCTGTCGCCTAGCTCACCATTCAATGCACGCATCACGCCGCACATCAGGCTTGGTGAGTTTGCGCTGGATCAAGAGCTGCGGCGGTTTGACCATCAATATCAAGTAGATACTGCGGCAGAACTTGCGGCATTTCTTGAACGCGTACGCACTGCATTTGGCGGCAAGCCGGTGATCATTAGCAGTGGCTATCGTCCGCGATCAGTAAATGCAGCAGTTGGTGGCGCCAGTCGCAGCGAACACCTTTACAGCGCACCGGATGTTGGCGCTGTTGATTTTTACTTGCAAGGCGTTGATATCTACAAGGTGCAGCAATGGTGCGATGATCATTGGCCGTATTCCTTAGGCTATGGCGCACCCAAGGGGTTTGTGCATCTCGGAATGCGTCAAGGCAAGCCGCGCGTGCGGTGGGATTACTAGGCTGGTGTAGCTGACCACACCATGTGGATCACTGCATTGATGGCGCAAATCTCATCCCAAAACGCAGTGCAAAACATAGATTCAGGCAGCAGATCTTTGAAGCGTGGCAACATCAATGTGCATATTGTGGTGAGCTAGCGGATACGCTGGATCACGTCAAACCACGCCATAAAGGCGGCGCTACGGTAACCACCAATTTGGTGCCAGCGTGCCGGCCATGCAACCGGCAAAAGGGCAGTGAGCACTGGCAAGAATGGTTTAGAACTCGCGCGTCGTATCTTTTAGATCGTGAACTCGCGATTGCGCATTGGATAGCATCTGGTGATAGAACACCTTAGCTTGCCATTCTTGCTTGTGATCTTTACACATGCCAGCAATGCAAACGCGCCATATATCACCGACTTTTTGTATGGTTGGCTCCAAGCGGTGTACCCTCCATTGGGTTGTTGATGAGCATACGCAGCCTATTGATGCCACGGCGTTGTAGGTCACAAAGCGTTGTGCGTGATAGGTTCATGCGTTTTTCGAGTTCACCCCATGACACCGGATGGCGGCTGTTCCTGGCGTAGATGATTTCACGCGTGCGATCATCTAGATACTTGTCGCAATAATCACGCAGCAATTCAAGCTGCCAGTCTTGTTCATAGTCATATGTATTTGGGTCGGCGATTACATCAAGAATTGGTGAGCCGTCGTCATTATTGGACTGCTTGTCAAGGCTTGTGACGCGGTATGACTGCAGCAATGTATCTGCAATAGCTTTTGGTTCCATATCAAGTTCTGTCGCCAGTTCTTGTATAGATGCTGTGCGGCCTTCGCGTCGTGCGATTTGCTCTGCAGCACGATGCAGCTTGACCAGTGTGTCATGGATACCAAGCGGCAAGCGAATAATCGGGTCGTATTGCACTAATGCACGACCGATGGCTTGACGTATCCACCAGTAGGCGTAAGTGCTGAACTTATAGCCGCGTGTGTAATCAAACAACTCAACAGCACGCGCAAGGCCGATGTTACCCTCTTGGATAAGATCGATCATCTCTAGCGTTTGCCGCGTGCGTTTCTGGTATTTACGCGCGACATGTACCACCAGTTGCAGGTTGGATTGCATGAACCTTTGCCGCGCGCGTTCACCACTGCGCAATTCACGCTGTTCTTGATTGCTTAATGGCCTTTCAAGATCCTTAAGTTCCTTCCACCTTGCAACGCGGCGGCCAAGTTGTATCTCTTGCTGCGCGGTTAACAGTGGATATTTGGCGATACTGTTGAGGTAATCGCCGACAACATCAGCCATGGGTAATCCGTTGGTTCACACTATGGAAGCACAATTCCATGGCGCCGCCAATGCTGCTGCGTTGCGTGCGTTACATGCGCAGCAGGACTGGTCTGGACTGCTGGAATATGCACTGCTGCTTGCAGAGCAAGAAGCTAGCCAGCGGTCGCAAATCCACTGGCTAGTGCAAGAAGCATCAGCTGCACCACCGGCTGGTGTGCAGCAGTGGCATTTAGATCTAGCTGAGGAGCTGCTTAGAGGCCGTCGTCGCTAGGTCTTGGTTGTAGTGACCAGTCACTGCATAGCTAGTGCCGGGTTCTTTGCTCATGCGCCACCACACCATTTGACCGATCTTTAGGCCAGGCCACAACGGCAATGGCAGCAGCTGGCGTGAATTCTTCAATTCCAGCGTGAGCACACTGCCATGCCAGCCGGGATCGGCATAGCCGGCGTGCAGGTTTTCGTAGCCCTCGCGTGCGCGGCTGGACTTAAGAAAAAACAAGCCGGCGATATCCTCCGGCATGTTGAACACTTCAATTGTTTGCGCAAGGATGAACTGCCCTGGCTTGAGCCAATACGGATTGTCTGCAGTGCTGCCGGCAATACTGAGCGGCCGCATGTCTAAGTCCTCGGCGGACTCAACCATGATCGTGCCACCAAGCCGTAGGTCAAGGCTGGCGGGATTGATCAATGCAGGATCGTAGTTCTCGACCATGTTGCGCTCAGTGATCAGCGCTTGGATTTCAGTGTCGCAGAGGATGGTCATGGTTGTTAGTATGTGGGCGACCTTTTCTGGGTCATCGCGTAACCGCTGCGCCCGCCAGCGGCAAGGTCAGCACCGCGTGAGGACTGACTAGCGGGCACACCTATTGCTCAACCTGCATCAACAACCGCCGCATATACCAATCGGCTTTAGCTAGGTCTTCGGCGCGGTTGCCTTTGTGCTCAGCACGCCATAGATATTTGATCACATTGCCTTTGCAATAGGCAATAAAGCCATCATCACCAAGTGCAGCATGGATGGCATTGATGCATTCAATGTTGCCTTGTTTGTAATGCGGCGGGTGATTTACTGCATCAGTCATTGAACCCAGCTCCATTGTTCGCGGTTGCAGATCCGCCAGATTTGTTTAACGCTCATGCCGTAATGCTTAGCAAGTTGTGGATATGTATTGCCGGCTTCGCGCATTGCACGCATCCGGCGCACATCATCTGGTGTCAGCACTGCAGCGGGATTATCTTCGCCGCGCTTGAAGCAATTGCCAGGTGGCAGAGTCAACGCACGGCGGGCATACACCAGCAATGGATCATCAGCAGGGACATGCTCCGCCAGTCGTTCCGTCAGCTCCAGTGCCAGCGCGTGATGATTCATAAAGCCCGGTGTAGGTTGCGTGCAGTGGATGGTTGGGGTCATTGCGGCCGTCCAGTTCATACAGCCGATCAAGCTCTTCTTGGCGAGCTTGCTGTTCAATCGGGTTGCAAGTCATCAGTTAGTTCCAGCAGATCGAGAATATGCGCGGCAAAAGCCACATGGGTCATGACTGCATGGGTGCCGGGAGGACGCCCGTAGGACGCCTCCCACCACTCTTTGAATGCAGCTTCAAGAGCGGTTTGATTCATTAGAACACAGGCTCCTCACTGGTGGTGGCAGTAGCACGCGGCAAGAATTCAAACCGTTGCACACTGAGCACATGCTTACTGCGCTTGGCGCCGGTTTCCTTGTCGTTCCAATCTTGGCGGCGGATGCTGCCGGTCACCATGATTGAATCCATTTTCTTCAGCTTGTCATAGATGATCTCAGCTGATTTGCCCCATACTTCGCAGTCGATTGCGTTGTTGATGTAGTTGCCTTCTTTATCTTTGCCTTCCATGATGCCACCTGCAAAATTGCAGACCATGGTGCCGGATTCAAAGGTGCGCAGCTGCGGATCAGTGATGATGCGCACAATGCCGTTTGCGTACAGACTCATGGGTTCAATGGGGTGATGTGGTTGGCCTCCTCAAAGGCCAGGACATGCGCAAGTGGATAACGCACGCGTGGTGTACCGGCTGGTGTGCCAATACGCGGCAAGGTGATGTAAGAGGGTCCAATGCCGCGTGCACGTTGGTTTTTGATGGCAGCTGGCTTCATGCCCCAACGTGCTGCCAGTTGATCAGTCGTGAGGAATGGTTCAGTCATCAGCAAATGGATCATCTGCAGCCGGCTTTAGCGCATCTTCACGCTCTAAAGCAAGCTTGAGCAGCTCGGCATATTGCTCATCGCTCAGCTGCTCGCGGCGTGCCTCCATGCGTTTGGTGACATCCTGCAGCTTGTCGATGGTGTCTGCCTTGGCGATTGCTGCCTTACCAGCTTGGAAGATCTTGGCATCGCCCTTAGCGGGCAACGCCGGTGCAGCAGCGGCAACAGTCACCGTCTCCACCGTGCTGTCAGCTTGCTGCATCTCATCAGTGCTGTAAACACCGCTGAGGTCTGCAGGGAATGCCTTACGCAGCGCCAATGCTTCGGAGCATTTGGCGATCATCGCGGCACCCATCTTGGACCACAAGCCTTGACCGGCGTTGTAATCCGTGAATCGTGCAACACCAACAAATGGATGGCTGGCGCCTTTGCGGTAGATGACTGTCTTAGCAGCAGCTGGTGGCGCCTTGGTCAGCCATACATCTTTCCATTCGCCATCTTCACCACACCAGAAGGTTTCGGATCCATCCAACTGGCCGGTGCGTTCAGCGATGCTACGCAAGCCGTCGATACCGGCCTGAATGGTCATCTTGCCACCACGCTTGATGGCATAGATCTGCTTGCTGAATGGATCTAAGCCGGTGCGTTGGCACGCATAGGCAAACAACCGCAACTCATCTTGACTGCAACCTGGCGCGATGGTGGTTGCAATCAGCTGCGTTTGCTCTGGTGTCCAGAGCGTAATGCTAGAAGTCATCGGAGGTGATAGTCGGGTTGGCAGTTAGCGCCCATTTAGGCAAGCTGAGCGATTGGCATGTGTCGCCATAACCTGGCCATTCCTTAGTGGCATGGCAGTCGGCAATCATGCGCATATCACGGCGGCGTAGCTCATTGCCAGCAGCCATGGCTTCGGCATCAAGCTCATACACCGCAACGGCATATGGCGCAGTCTTTTCAACAGCAATGAACACAAACCGCTCAGCGCCATGCAAGCCGGATAGGTAGTGGCTTGCTTGCGTATGGTAGCGAAAGGTGGCGACGGATTTAGCGAAGCCAGCCGGTGATGCATCTGTCGTGGTCTTGAGGTCAACCACTGTGGTGCCGTGATACCAGTCCGGGCGGCATTTGCACCGCAGGCCGGTATCACTGTCAGTCCACCAGAATGACTGCTCAGCTTTGCCATCACTGAGCAAAGCAGCAGCAGCAGGATGCTGCCGGACGGCATTATTCATGGCAATGGCTAATGCCCAATCAGCATCAGTCACCGCTTCAATGCCACGCGCTGCAAGTTCTGCAGCTTGCTCTTTGCCTGCTTTGGTATTGCGCGGTGCGCAGCGGCTGTAGCGCTTGCCAAGCTCATCTGGCTCCAGCACGGCGCAATGCACCAAGCTGCCAAGACGCATTGCTGCAGTGGGTTCTGGTGTGATGCGATCCGGGTTGATGTATCGCGCCCAGTAGTGGTATGGGCTGCGAGCAATGGCGTGCAGATGGCTGGCGCTAACTGCAGGATCTGCGTGGTAGGTTGCATTATCCATTACGCAGCCTTGCATAGAGCTGTGTTTGTGGTCCAAAGCATCGTTCAATTTCAGGAAATGCCGCCAGCAAACGCTGGCGGTTATTGGGATCTGCAAGGATGCCAGCTTCGGCAAGGCGGCCGATGAAGCCGCCGCCATAGATGTGTGCTGTCTGCAGTGTCCAGTACGTCTCAGTAGCGGACATATTCCTGTGTGCCGCTGTGTGTGGACTGGTGATGTGCACCGGCTTCAATGCCGATAGCGGCGAATGCTGCTGCTGCGATCAGCAGGCATATTGCATTGTTGATGCGGTTGATCATTGGTCTGTGGTTGGGGTGTACGGTCAGGCTGCGCACCACCGGCGGGCAGTGCTCTGGCTGACGCCAAGGCGTTCGCTGATAATGCGGTATGACTGGCCATTACGCCGCCAGCGGCGTGCTCGTTGCTGTTTGGACTCTGACGCCCAGAGCAGGATCAAGACCGGCAGCGTCAGCAGTGCAGCGATCCAAGCAAGTGTGCAGGTGATCATGGTTCTCGGTTTGGGGTCGGCGTCACGGGTGCGCCGTTGAGGGAATAATACCACCGCCAGCAACCGTGCGCAACCACTGGGCACAAAAAAGCCCGCCGTGGTGGCGGGCATCGCGGCAGCGCTAGAGGTCGTATTCCAGATCGCTGCAGGCGTCGAGCAGATCAGACAACGGACCGTTGCTGGTCATCTCGTCCCATTGCTCATCTGAGCAGTGGTCCCGCAGCGCTTGGAATGCCGAGACCACGCGCTCGGCGGTCCCGATTGCGGTGGCCACTGCCTCAAGGCTGTTGGCGAGGTTATTCATGTTTCTAGGTGCAAGTACCGCCGGGATCTCTCCCGACACCACCACTATACACCATGCGCCGCCGTGGTCAACCGCTCTGCATCCTCCACGCTGCGTGCCACGCCTGCAATGCCACCTGCTGCCTGGACGGCTTCCATCCACTGCCGCTGTTCCGGTCGTACGCGACCTGTTGGTGTCTTCACCTCAATGCTGGTGAACACCGCAATGCGCTGGCCGACCATATCGGGTGTAATCTCACGCGTCGTCCAGCCAATAAGATCTGCGCTGCCCTTACACAGGCCAAATGTCACCGGCCGTCCGTGTTGATCGCGCAATGTGCCGGTGTTATTGCGGAACACACGAGTAGCGCCATTGCTGATCGCTACGCGGATCTCCTGCTGGATTTGCTGCTCGCTCACGTCATGCCATATCGCTTCGCCAGTCTGGCTTGATACACGCGCTCTGCCCAGCCGCGTTTATACCCCCGTTGTTGCGCCAGCTGCCGCAGCTGCTCCAAGCTCTGCGCTGATCCTTGCTCGCGTTTGCGGGCGATGGCTTGCATCTCAACAAGCTCACCATCTACTACCTGTAGCTCACGTCGCTCTTGTGGTGCAAACACATGCCCGCATTCGCGGCATACCTGCGCAGTGCTCATGCTGGTGGCAAAGCACTTGGGGCAAACGCGGACGCTAACTGCTGCATCACGTTGCCGTTTGCGCTTGCCGTCTAGCGACCACTCATGCACCTCAAGCGGATGACCCAATCGGCCGCAGTTGCCGACGTGATCCAAGATCAACAGATCACGCTTGCCTGGCGCAATACGCAACCCACGGCCGTTGCCTTGAAGCCAGGCAGTCAGAGATTGCGTCGGCCGCAGCCAGATCACAG